TTACTTCGTGCCATTGAAAAACCCTATAAATATATGAGGCGTTGTTATTATTTATATCAGTATGAAAGGTATTTTCAAACCTCGTAATCCAAAAAAATATCGTGGCGATTTCACCAATATTGTCTATCGCTCATCGTGGGAACTTCGTTTTATGCAATTCCTTGATGAACATAAAGATGTGGTTCGTTGGTCAAGTGAAGAAATTGTGATTCCATATCGATCACCGATTGACGGTCGTCTTCATCGCTATTTTCCTGACTTTTGGGTAGAAAAAGTTGATCGCAATGGTAAAAAAGGTGTGACTGTAGTAGAAGTCAAACCATACAAAGAAACACAAGAACCAAAACCTCAAAAGAAACTAACTAAAAGATATTTATACGAGGTTAAGACATGGGGCATAAATAAATCAAAATGGGAAGCTGCACAAGAGTATTGTGCTGATCGTGGTTGGAAGTTTATGATCGCAACTGAAAAAGATCTTGGAATCAAGTATTAATGGCAACATATATTTTTCAAAAATTGTCAAAAGAAGGAAGAGCAGAAGGCCTCAATCCTGGTTCCACAGAAGCAAGAGATTGGTTTCGTGATCGTGCATCATCAGTTTCAAATGTAAATACGAAATCATTAGTACGCGATAAAAAAAGAACTTATACATCAATACGATCAGCTGATGTAGGAAGAATGTATATGTTCTCCTATGACCCAAAAACAAAAGAAACACTTCCATATTATGACCGTTTTCCAATGATTTTTGTTGTTGATAAAGTGCCTGGTGGCTTTCATGGTTTAAATCTTCATTACTTGCCGCCAACATATCGAGCAAGATTGATGGATGCTCTTTATTCTGTAAGTAAAACAGACAGTGCAAGAGATTCTGAAAAATTGCAAATGTCGTATAATTTGCTAAAAAGCGCTTCAAGATTTAATTACTTTAAACCTTGTTATAAGCATTATTTAAATGGACACGTAAGATCAAGAATGTTATATGTTCCTGCTGAAGAATGGGACATTGCTTTAATGCTGCCAACTCAACGATTCAGAAAAGCCGGAACTTCAAAAATCTGGAAAGAATCAAGACAAAAAATACGGAAAGGATAATGGCGTTTAATCTAACAGAATTTAAATCTGGGGTTGGAGAATTACTTCGACCATACAGTTATGAAGTAAATATCGTGCCTCCAAATGGTGGAGGCAGAAACTTGCGACTTCGAACAGAATCTATATCATTGCCAGGTGTTTCATTTGCTGAAGTCGACAATTATAAAATTTATGGAAATGGATTATCTTTATCAATACCACACTCAACCACAATTCAAGAAATCACTTGTGTTCATAACGTGGATGGTGAAGGCGAAACGTTACAATCGTTTTATGACTGGGCAAATGAAATTGTAAACATTGACGGTAGCAATAAATTTTCAGCATACTATTATAATGATTATGTGAGATGGGGGACTATCAATGTTTTCAAATTGGACGGAACGACAGTAAAAACTTATATTTTAAGAAATATATACCCTGCAGCGTACGATCAAGTACAAATGTCTTGGAGTTCATCTGGAGAAGTAGCACAATTAAGCGTTACATATAAATTTGAATCGTTTGAATTAGTTTAATAATAAATGGAGTAAATTATGGCATTACCTAAAATTGCAGCACCAACTTTTGAATTGACACAACCATCGACTGGTGAAACATTACAGTATCGACCTTTTCTTGTTAAGGAAGAAAAAATTCTTCTCACATCAAAAGAAAGTGGCGAATCATCTGATGTTTTTCGAGCAGTCAAACAAATCGTCAACAATTGCGTAGTAAATGATGATTTTGATGTGGATAAAATTCCATTGTTTGATATGGAATATATTTTCATTCAACTTCGTGCTCAATCAGTCGATAATATTGTCAAATTTCAAGTTGAAGACAGTGACGATGGAATTGTTTATGATCTCGAATTGAATTTGAATGACGTTGAAGTTCAAATGCCAGAAAAGCAACACGATGGTATTGTTAAGATCAGTGATGACATTGGCGTGAAACTTAATTATCCAACTGCAAAAATGGCAAACACATTAAAAGAAGCAAAAACAATGACAGAGGTCATTTATGAAATGATTATGAATTCTGTTGAATATGTTTTTGATGCAGAAGATACTTATCCTTGGTCAAAAGAGTCACGAAAAGACAAAGAAGAATTCATTGAATCTTTGCCTGTTGATGCATATGAAGAAATTAGTCGTTTCTTTGATGATTCACCAAAAATTGAACACGTTGTAACATACAAGAACAGTCAAGAAAAAGAGAAACGAGTTGTGTTCAGGAACCTTGATGATTTTTTTACGTTATACTGAGTTACTTAGATCTTTTTCATTATTATAAAACAAACTTTGATGTAACTCAGTATCATAAATTTAGTTTAACAGAAATTGAAGAAATGATTCCTTTTGAACGAGACTTGTACGTTGAAATGTTAGCAGAAAAAGTAAAACAAGAGAATACACAATAAATGGCACTAAAACTTATTACAAGCGCAGTAAAAGCAATGGCAAAAGGCGGTGTCGCAGGCGGTGCCGCGGGCGCTGCTGGTAAAGCTGCTGACGATTTTCTCGGTGGGAATGAAGAACTTGAGATAAAGAGTATAGGTGAAGAGGTTCAACAAGAAGAGTCGAATGTTGTAAGCAAAGAGTCGAATGTTGTAAGCAAAAGTCCTATTATATCATCAGAGACACCTGAAACAATTTATAACTTTGCAAATAACATTGTTAAAAATACAAAAATTATTGAAGATGTGGTTAGTGCTCCAAAAATTAAACCACAAGATGAATCTGTACAGGGATTCAAAAGACTCGTTCAAAAAGAAAGAGAACTAAAACAACAAAGGCAGGTTGCAACAGCTGTTTCAGGAATTCGTTCTGCTGGGATGGTATTACAAGAAAATGCAAAGGATGCTATTGAAAAACAAAGAAGAGAAGAACTAAAAAGCGAGAGAGAAGCTGAAGAACAAAAACTTGAAGGCGGACTCGGTGACATGGCAACAGCTGGCTTCGAAAAGGTTGCTGGTTTTGCTGGGCGTGCTAAAGATGGTATTCTTGCTGCGCTCTCTCCTTTTATGACACCTGCCTTATTGTTCGGTGGTTCATTTCTTGCTGAAAAAATGCAGAACATTCTTCCTGAACGCTTTCGTGATACTGACCTTGAAACTGTATTGAATACTGTCGATATGGCCGCAGATAAAGTTGCAAGTCTATCAGCAACGGTTGGTCTCAGATCACTCGCAAGTAAAGTAGGTAAAGCTGGACAAATCACATTACAGAACATGGGTTTGGCAAAACCGCCACCCGCAGTTGCGCAACCAGGCGTAAATGCGGCACAAGCAACGGTTGGAAAGGTTGGTGCTGGTGGGAAGTATCAAAGATTTCTTGCTAAATTAGCATCCGCGCGTAAATGGTTTGTTGGACTTCAAAAAGCATCCAATAGTATTGTTGCAAGTGCATCACAGTGGATGGCAAGGTTGCCTGCTAAAGCAATGCAGTTTCTCAAAAGAACAATGAGAAAGGTTTTGAAATGGTATCTCATCTTCGAAGCAATCAGTGCAATGTATAACGCAACACAAGCATTAATACTTGGAACTATTTCAAAAGATGAATGGCACACACGCAATAAAGAACAAATCACAAAAATCATTCGTTTGTTTGGTGGTCCATTCTTGGTAATGGCCCTCTTTGCGGCAGCAGGCACAGTTGTTCCAGTACTTGGTAACTTAGCTGGCGGTCTCGGTGGTTTGATTGTCGGTATTCTCTTAGGTGATAGTGTATTCAACATTCTTAAGTTGAATGTTCTTGTAGAGGGTATGTACGACGTATTCTTTCTCGGTAGTTGGGATAAGCTCAAGTCGTTCATTCCATCATTGCTCAGCAGTGTTGGTGGAGCACTCAAAGACATTATAGAAAGTGCAGCAAAAGCAGCGTTTGATGCAGTGACCACATCACCACTAAGAATTGCAAATGAAATGTTCTCCGACCGTATGGCAACAGAGGAAGAAATCTCTGCGGAATATGGTGATGACGTTCGTGGCACTGAGTTGTTGTTCAAGGCAGGTGAAGGTGTTGGTACAGATGAAAATGCTATGTTGTATGCGTTTAAAGATATTGATACACCTGAAAAATACAATGCATTTAAAAATGAATTTGAAGAGAAGTTTATTCCAGAATATAACGAAGGTTTTGGTCGCGATGTTGAAACGATGGAAGAATACTTGCAAAAAGAGTTGGGAACTGAATCTTATGATCAACTGAAAAATCAAGTTGCAGTTCAAATGCGAGAAAACGCAGAGAATGAATCTGAAAAATTAAAAAACTTTTTACGTGAATCGGGAATTGATGAATCAACTGTCATTTCTGGTATTGGCGCAGTATCTGATGAAGAATTTGCAAAATATAAAGCAGGTGAATTGATTGATGTTACCACGCAAGATGGTGAACGTGTTTTAATGACAGAGCAACAACTTCGTGATTCTGATCAAGTAGGTATTGCTGCTCGCGAAAGTGCAATCAGTCGTATTGAGCGCAATCGAAGAATCTTTATCGCAAGACAAGCTCAAATAGAAGAAACACCTAATGACACGAATGAAATTGTACCAGAACAATCTGAAAGACCGACAGAAGGTTCTCAAGATCAACCATCTCCGGCTCAATCACAAAAAGCAATTGCTAACACAAAC